CTTATATAACTATCCAGTTTCTCCGGAACTACTTGCCAGTAGAAAGAGGGGTAACGAAACCATTTACCCTTGATACGGGCGACTACGGTTATTTGTAGGCGGTTGCCCACTTCCTGCTCTAAAAGGCTTTCCCATCTGTGAAACATTGCCTTTTTCCCATCCACAACGCAAGGCCGATATTCTGAGTTTGTAATTGTCAAAGTTCCATCAAGGCTCGCCATATTTCCCTCCTATTTCACGGCCTCCAGCCAACACCTGCACCTCTTATGCGTCTTTGGTGGAACGGCGTTAATCGGATATATCTTTCCGTCCCGCTCCTTGCAGGTTTCGCATTCTTTCCCATCCAGTACAGTGTGCCACTTGACCTTTTTTACCCCGGCATCTCGATAGGCTTTCAGAGTTGATTCATCGGTCACGATATCCCCGTATGTAGCCGTCAAATCAGCCCAGTAATGTAGCCCCCGCCGGAACTCTGTCACCTTGGCCGTGCTGGAATTGATGCCCTCAGCGGTGTACTGCCTCTTGCGGTCAACATCGTTGTCATAAATGACTTTCGTAACAGCGTTGTACGCCGCCAGCAGAGCCAGCAGCCACACTAAATCAGGCGGTTTCTCTCCGTGCGGTTCGGCCTCCTGATACCGCTCTTGCGCCAGTTCAAGAAAGACATCTTGGTTGTCCTTACGCAACTGGTCATACAGTGTCCGGGTGACTTCCAGAACATTGAGTTCATCGAAGCCATGTCTTGCCGCTTCATCTTTGGCATCCTCAAACCGCTTGACCGCCCTCCTGTTCAAAAGGTCGATGGCTTTGTCGGTTAGGTCATAAAACCCGCTCATTCAGCATCACCGCCGCCGTCCTGCGGATTATTCCCGTTGGCCCGTTCCACCGCCAGTTCATCTCTCAAACTCCGCTCCATCTTGCGTTGCTGTTCTTCTGCATATTCCATACTGATCCTGTATGCGTCCTCTGGGTCGCTAAATAGCCCGCTGTACTGGAACGCCAGCTTCGGGTGAATCTTGCTGTTATTCAGCATTTCCGCCAGCACTTGCGCCTTGGACTGGATGTTGGACAGGTTCTTCCGAGTGAACTCCGGCTTAATGTCGGATAGCTGCAAGCCTAAATCGCCAGTCTCCCGGCAGATATACAGCACCAGCCGCAGGAACTCCCGCTCCGACCGTTCCCATGTCTTTTCCGTGTCCTTGGCCCGGCTCTCAGCGGCGGACCAGCCGTCTCGGTAAATGACCGCCTGTCCGGTATCGCTGGTGGATGAACCACCGTTCCGGTTCGGCATCCCGCAGATGGTCAGGTATGCGTCCTCCAGATCGTCCACAATGGTCTGCGTATTGGTCTGGTTCAGTTCAGAGGCAATGCGGTAGACCTTAGCCTCCATACCGGGCTGAACGCTCTTGATAGTAATTGCCATTCCGCCCTTTGCCAGTTCCTTATATTGGCCGTCCTCTAGCTCGCAGTTCTGGAACACATCAAAAGCGTTGACGAAATCTTGAATACTGTCCAACCTATTGGACTCAATCATGTTGATGGCATTCAGGATGGGAATAACAGGCTCAAACGCACCCATGCGGGCATCGTTGTTCACATACTCAACAATCGGAATATATGGAATTGTGCGGGCTTCCTGCTTTGTGATCTGGCCGTTCTGCACCTCGAAATACCATTCGTGAGTGTACACACAGAAGTAGGGCTGTCCCTCCTCGTCCACCTGTTCCAGCACCCCGGCGACCTTTTTCTGCCCCACACCACTATGATAGATGCAGAACGCCGCTCTTGGGTCAAGGGTATATATGGATGCCGGGGACCCGTCTTCCTCTCCGGCTTCGTCAGTGAGGACCATGCGGGCCGCAACACCGCAGATGTGCATCCAATCTGCCAGCTCTTTGTCGAGAGTGTCTTTGCTTTCGGCCCGCATATATTCATTCAATGTATTCACATTAGAAGAAATATCCTCTTCTCCACCGTTGGACACATAGCGGATTGGGCCATCCAGGAGGTAAGCAGACTTGAAGACCACGATTTCGTTCGCCCGGTTAATCATCACTTTGTTGTTGATCTCCGGGCGGACGATTTTATCTTTCAGTCGAATATCCTGTTTGCCTCTGTAATAGTCATACAAATAGGACATTTCCGCCCTGTTGATGCGATGCACGGCCAGTGCCTTGCCAAGCACCTCCACCACGTTTTCCGGGGTGACTCTCTTTTTCGCGGTGTAGATTTTACGCCGACCCGTCAAACCATTGACCGGCCACTCAGATATAGCCCGAACAGTATCGTTTTCCGTCACCTTGTCACCTCCAGACAAACAAAAAAGTGCCAAGAACAGACCCGTATAAGGTCTACTCTCGGCACTCGGCACGCTTCGTCCAGGCGTCGCCCGGAGGCACTTGGCACTAAACTATATATTTTCAGGCGCTTATATCGCCCTTCAACTCAATCTTGATGTTTTTCTTGCAAGCCTTGCAATATGGGTAAACTATGCCCGTTGTTTTGCTATCCACTTGCATCAAAAGCCGCCCTTTTCCATGATTGATACCAGCAGCGGCACAAACAGGACAGTAAATATCCATTTTCATTCAGTGGGCGACTCCTTTCACGATCTTTCCCCACCCCCGTCTCGTGCAACTGCGGGGCGGCGTATTTTGCCTCTTGCAAACAGACATAAAACGATGTAAAATCCATATTACTAAAGAGCGCTAACTGCATATGCTGTATTAAAGGGGGTGCTGATAATGCAGGCAGATGACTTCAAGTGGTTTGTTGAGCATTACGATGAATTGTTTGAAAAATATGGTATGAGTTATCTTGCCATAAAGGACAGGTCTGTGCTTGGCTCATTTGATAGCCCCAAAGCAGCTATCTCCGAAGTCTCGAAAGAATATCCGCTCGGCAGTTTCATCATCCAATTGTGTAACGGTAATGAGTCCGGATATACGAATTATTTTGCTAATTCGCACGTTATAGCAATATAATCCCAGATAAAAACAAAAGAGAGAGAATACGACATGGAACAATGCCAAGCATTTTCGACCTTTTTTGATGGTACTTCACGCCAGTTGTATAATGACGTTTGCATTTCGTCAAATGGGAATAGCGTTACCGTAAAAGCCCTTTGGGACACAGGGGCAACCATGAGCGCAATTTCTCACAGTGTTGCATCTGATCTCAATCTCGCCCAAATTGGGAAGCAAATAGTGTCCACACCAACCGGCAAAAAGGAAGTTACGACACATTGTGTAGACGTCGTTCTCCCAAATAACGTTAGGTTTGAAGGCCTTATTGTTATTGACTCTGAAATCGGATCACAACTTGCTGGTGGGGAGCCAATTGGAATGCTGGTTGGTATGGACATTATTGGTCATGGTGATTTCGCTGTTACAAATCATAACGGGAAAACTATTTTTACATATCGTTGTCCATCAACAAACCAGATTGATTTTGTCAAGCAGATACGAGTGAGAAATCAAATCGGCCTATCACATGGGAAAGGAAAACGCAAACACAAGAAAAAGAACTGACTCCCCCATCTCGGGTTTTACCTGAGATGGGGTTTTCGCGCTTCCCGCTTAAATTGTCACACGCCGCATATCGGCCCCGATTGCGGAACTCTGGCGCAGTTTTCAGCGGGACAGCGCTTTGTGGTCCAGCCATCTAGAATACAGCGTCACAATGCCGCTGGGCCGGTCCACTGGGGCGGATTCCGTCTCTACACGCTCCGCCGGGCGCAGCCGCTTTCTATGTGTCGGCACACCGGGGCATGTCATAGCTGCCACCGCTTCCGCCTCCATGACAGGCGGGCATCATGTCCCTTCTCCGGGGCCATCAGACGCTATAGGCTCCCGGTATAGTGTCTTTCCACAGTCAGCTCCGTGGCCTTTGGAGCGGCTTATCTAGTTCCCCCAAAGGGTATAAATTTGCCCTTGACCGGACTCGAACCGGCGACGCTTCAATCACCCATATTCCTGGGCCGCTCTACCTACTGAGCTACAAGGGCATAGAGTTCCACACAGCAGGGGCAGTGGTTTTCGCCACCACCCCATATGTTGTGTGAAGGAGGTGAACAATGAGAGTGAATGGTGCAAACGCCCTATTCCATATATATTATACCACAATATATGGATAAATCAATATATTTGTATACAATATTTTGTATTTTTTAGAATGGACGGCGGAACACCTCCACCTTGTTCCCTTCTAGTTGCTGGACATACTCAGCAAACATTGCCCAAGCATCAGGAACATCGTCATGTTTATTTTTCCCAGCCATCGTATAGCCGCATAGGAAGTTTAGCATCCGGCGATACTCCTTATCTTTCTTTATGATAGAATTGTCCTTAAATAAAACCCGTTCTTTTACCCACGGGGAATTTACTATGATCTTTGTCTCTTTCCCCTGTGTTGTGTATTTTGTTGTGATTTTTGCGATTCCGCCAGCTTCCTTCACTTCTTTTTGAACTTTTTCTGCTACTTTACCACCAGCGCTGTTACTTTCAAACTGGCCCATCTGAGCCTTGTGCTGAAGGAGCTTTGACACCAGCCGTGCCTCTACAACCTCTGGATTGCTGTTGTCACATACTACGTCTTCACAATAAAAGTCATTCCCGTACTGATAACAAATCGGCATGACGCAGTAATCAGTGCCCTTGTCCTTCGTATCGCACACAAACAGAACTGCATCTGGTTTTCCGTCAGGAAGTTCAAAGTACCTGCGCAGCTCATCCTCATTGTAGAGCTGTCCTTCACGCTCGATTGGTTGATTCATGCATAACGCTCGCCAAGAAGCATCATCCATAACATCCCGTTGCTCATGGTA